TCATCCTGCCCTCCCACCTGGTTCGAGACAGCGTGAAGTACGAGCGCATCCAGGACTTCTACAACCAGCGCCTGGGCATGGCTCTGGAGGACAAGGAAGCCTGCCTGACCGAGGAAGAGCTGCTCAAGTGCTTCATCACCGACGAGGTCAGCCTCTCGCATCCTATCGTTATGGGCCTGGACATGGGCAGTTTCTGCGCCTGCACCATCGCCGCGGTGCTGCCGGATGACCGCATGGTCGTCCTGCACAAGGAGATGATCCCGATGACCCGCGTGCAGGAGCGCCGAGCCGAACTTGCCCGCCTCTACCGAGTGAGGCTCTGCGTCGTCGACCATGGCCCGTACACCGAAACCGTGTTCCAGATGCAGCAGAAGGACAGCCGCGTCTTCGCCGCGATTTACGGCCGGAACAAGCGGTCGGCCGAGATCTACAAGGTGAAGGACCAGGAAGAGGACAAAGAAGACGGTAAGCAGGACCTGAAGATCGTCCACGTGTCGCGTGACCGGGCGTTCGACTTCCTGATGGGCGAGGTGCGCGAGGGCAAGATCATGGTCCGTGCCGAGCAGGGTGTGGTCAAGGAACAACTCTCCATGAACGACGCCACCTGGGTGCGCCAGATGATGGACCAGAAGCGCGTGCGCGAGTTCGACGGCGACGAGCTGGTGTTCGTGTGGCGCAAGACCCAGGGCGAGGACCACTACCACCACAGCCTGTTGTACGCCCGCATCGCTTCGAAGATCCTCGGCGTCGTGTTCTCGGCGGCACCGCTGACCTCGATCATGATGACGATGAAAGTTCGGAATCCAAATATGTGATGTAAGGCAACATCCGTGGTAGACTGCGGCGAAATTCCCTGCAGGAAACCACCAATGTTCAACATCAAGATTCCACGGTGGCTCGGCGGTCGCCCCACACTCAGTGCGGCGGCCGACTTGCCTACCCAACCACCTCCGAAGGTGAACGGTAAGGCTCAGGCCCTGCCCTCCTACTCGACCTCTGCCAAGATGGCCGAGACGCCGATGCCGATTCCGGATCGTCGGCTGGCTGTCACCGACACCACCCAGACTCGCCGCACAGCGAACAGCACGTCCGAGGTCATCCGCGACTTCGTGGCGTCGTCGCCGGAATTCTCCTCGGCGGTGTTCAACTACCTGCGCGTGTCCATCACCAAGGGCTTCCGCGCCGTCGCGTACAACATGGACGGCACGGCCAACCCTGAGGCGACCTCGCTGCTCCAGCAGATCATCGCCCGCATGGACGTGCTGCCGGATTACAGCCTGGGCTTCAACGGCGTGGCGTCGCTCCGGTCGTGCTCCGAGTCGATGGCCAAGGAGATCCTGCAGGAGGGTGCGATCCTTGCCGAGCTGGTGCTCGACAAGGCCCGCCTGCCTGCCCGCATCCAGCCGATCTCGATGAAGGGTACGAAGCTGCAGCCGGACAAGAACAACTTCCTGGTGCCAGTGCAGTCGGTCGGCGGCAAGGACATCGTCCTGGACTCCCCGACGATCTTCTACGTGGCCCTGGACCAGGATCTGACCAAGGCATACCCGTCGGCACCGCTGGAGCCAGCGATCAAGGCGGTCCTGTTCGCCGAATCCTTCATCGGCGATCTGCAGCGCGTCATCCGTCGAGCCATCCACCCGCGCCTGGACGTGGCTGTGGACTATGAGAAGTTCGTCAAGGCCGTACCCCCGGACTACCTGGGCGACCCGGAGAAACTGACCGCGTTCCAGAACCAGACCATCGCCAACCTGCAGTCGATGCTGAACGACCTGAAGCCTGAGGACGCCCTGGTCCACTTCGACTTCATCACCGTCGACTACCTGAACAACGGCAACTCTTCCCTGGCCAATGAATACGACGCGATCAAGTCGATCGTCGACGCCAAACTTGCCTCCGGCACCAAGACCCTGCCCGCCGTGCTGGGTATGGATTCGACCTCGAACGTCGCCTCCACCCAGTCGATGCTGTTCGTGAAGTCCGCGGCCGGCGCGGTCCAGTACAAGCTGAACGAGATCTACAGCCGCATGTTCACCCTGGCCGTGCGCCTGCTGGGCCAGGACGTGTACGTCAAGTTCCAGTACGACGAGATCGATCTGCGTCCGGACAACGAGGTCGAGGCATTCCGGTCGGCCAAGCAGTCGCGCCTGCTGGAGCAGCTCTCGCTGGGCCTGATCAGCGACGAGGAAGCCTGCCTGGAGCTGACCGGCCACCTGCCGCCTGCCGGGTTCAAGCCTCTGTCCGGGACCATGTTCAAGGCCAAGGCCGCGAGCAGCGACCCTGGCAACGATGGCTCGTCGAACGGCGGCTCGGCGCTGAACAAGAAAGTGGACCCCGGTAGCGCGGGCGTCAAAGGCCAGAACACCAAGGCCGACCCTCAGAAAACCAAGTAAGGAACCACCATGGACAAGAACCAGATGCAGATGCTCGCCACGATCCTCCCTGACGGCCTGTGGGCAGGCACCGAAGGTGCCCTGCATGCCCTGATCACCCGCATGCTCACCGCACACGAGCGCCCTATTCCTGAAGCCGCCCTGATCACCAGCGGCGGTCTGGGGGCGACCAAGAAGGATGAGCCTGTCCCGTACCTGTTCAGCCGCAAGGGCAACATCGGGGTCATCGAGATCAAAGGTCCGATGACCAACGCGACCAGCTACTGGGACCGCTACGACAAGGCCGCGACCTACCCGGCGATCCGCGACGCACTTGTCCATGCCGTCAATGATCCGGAGGTGAAGACCATTCTGCTTGACATCGAGTCGGGCGGCGGCGCGGTGGCGGGCATGTTCGATGCGGCCCGCTTCATCCGTGGCGTCAACGACAACATCAAGCCTGTGGTTGCCTTCGGCGAGACCATCTACTCGGCCGCTTACTGCCTGGGTTCGTCAGCCGGCCAGATCTTCACCAGCAACGCTGGCGAGGTCGGCTCGATCGGCGTCATCGCCACCCACATGGACTACTCGAAGATGTACGCCGACATGGGCGTCAACGTGACGGTCATGCGTTCGGGCAAGTACAAGGCCCTGGCCAATCGCATGGAGCCGCTCTCGGACGATGCCCGCAAGCAGATGCAGGCCAGCATGGACGCCAAGTACGAGGTGTTCGTGCAGCACGTGGCCGACATGCGCCGGACGACTTACCCGAAGGCCGACGCCAACATGGCGCAGGGCCGGGAGTTCTTCGGATCGGCGGCGAAGGATGCAGGACTTGTCGACGCGATCACGACCTACGACGCATTGCTTGCCGTGCTGCAAGAAAGTGTTGACAAGCAACACCCCTTCTAAGACAATCCATTCAAATTTACCATAGGAAATTATTCCATGACCCGTGTAGCCCTCACCGCCGAACAGGTCGCCGCCCTCGCAGCCGGCGCCACCCTGGCAACCACCACCCCGGTGGCGTCCGCTGCTGCGACTACACCCGGTGTAGGCGAAGGCGGTGCAGTCGCCGCACCTGTCGCTGCACCAGCCGTCGAAGCTACCAGTGCCGCAGCTCCTGCAGCCGCCGATGCTGTTGTTGCGGCACCTGCAGCCGCCGTTGCCGCACCAGCCGCGGTTGCGACCGGTGGCAACGACGTTCTGGCATTCGTCCAGTCGCAACTGGCCACCAAGGACGCCATGCTGGTCTCCGCGAATGTCGAGATCACCACCCTGAAGTCGAAGGTCACCGACCTGGAAGCGGCTTCTGGCGGTCTGCTCGAAATCGCCATGGCATCGGCCAACAACATGCGTATCGCCCTGGGCGGCTCTGCCATCGACATGAAGGCGATGAGCGCAACCGAAGTCCTGGCTCAGCATTCCGCTGCCAAGACCGACTTCGAATCGAAATTCAAAGCTGGTGGTGTTGCTGCTGTTGACGCCGCACAGGCTACGAATGCTTCGGCCCAATCGCCGTTGACCGCGCTGGAACTTGCTCGCCTGAACTCGTTCCACGCTGTCCACCGCGCCGCCGGCCGCAAGTCGTAATTCACACCACCACATCCGAGGATAAATCATGCCTAAGTTTCAAATGAAGGAGTTGATCGGTACCGTTACCGACACCGCCCGCCTGGGCGCTGGTACCGGCGCTGCCAACTACCACGACGACAAGGAAGCAGGCAAGCTGGTCAAGCTGGTTGCCGACAGCCGCTACGACCTGTGCGCAGCCGGTAACGAGATCGAAGGCCGCATCGTGACCGTCGACACCGCTTCCAGCGACGACTATTCCACCGGCTCGGTGCAGAAGACCGGCCGCATGGAAGTGCTCGCCGACGGCTTCCAGGCCAACCCTGGCGTCGCCAACACCATCGCCGTGCTCGACTACGTCGTCGCCGGCACCCCTACTGCCAAAGGTACCGCCCTGGCCGGTGGCCGTCCGAAGGTCTGCAAGGCAACCGACCAGACCGTCGCCAAGAACAGCCCGTTCGCGTGGCGCGTCGTGTCGATCCTGAGCGGCAACGGCGGTCTGGGTTCGGTCCTCACCATCGAAAAAGTCGGCAACGCTATCTAAGCGCGGCCAGAATAAAGGAGCAATACCATGGCAATGATTCGTGACGCAAGCGGCGCAAACCAGCAGATCACTGTTGCGCTGAGCGATTACCAGGAAGCCCAGGCCGCTGGCCTGTCCCTGGAACAGTTGTACAACCAGAAATACCCGACCGGCGAGGGCCAACCTTCGGCGTTCCACCAGGTGCTGGCCTCCGAGGGCATCATCCTGAACTCGAACGCCAAGTTCGGCCTGCGCTCGTCGAGCATCGGCGACATGATCGACGGCCGCACCAACCTGTCGGCTGGCGTGATCACCAAGGAAGCCGTCCCCACCTCGCGTATCCTGTACCCAGCGGCGCTGATGTCGGCCGTCGAGGACAAGCTGACCGTGGATCTGGAGACCAGCCCGCAAGCCTTCGAATCGATGCTTGCCCTGGACGACAGCATCAACCACGATCGCTGGGAACGCCCTGTCCTGAACTTCAGCAAGCCTGAAGCTGCCCGTTCGCAGGCCATCAGCCAACTGGCGCTGCCGGCGTCCATGCTGACCATCACGGCCAGCGACGTGACCCGCAAGATCCCGACCCGCGCCCTGGGTCTGGAGATCTCGGATCAAGCCCTGCAGGCATCGAGCCTGGATCTGGTCGGTCTGGCCCTGGCGCGTCAAGCTGCCACCGAACGCAACGAGCGTGCGAACGAATACATCCTGTCCCTGCTGCAAGGCGACGCCGACTTCAAGATCGACGCCCTGTCGTCGATCGGCGGCAAGGTCATCAAGGCCAATGCCCTGGATGCCAGCGTGTCGGCCAACGGCCAACTGTCGCACCGCGCCTGGATCAAGTGGCTGAACGCCAACGCCAACAAGCGTCGCATCACCCACGTGATCACCGACCTGGACGGCGCGATGGCCATCGAGAACCGCACGGGCAAGCCGGTGATCACGGGCGACAACCCGAACTCGCCGCGCATCGACGCGATCCCGACGATCATCAACCCATCGTGGGACTTCAACACCAAGATCTTCATCACCCGCGACCCGAACTGGCCGACCAACACCATCATGGGTATCGACACCCGTTATGGCATCCACCGCGTCAAGTCGCTGTGGGCGCAGTACGAAGCCGTCGAGCAGGTGGTCATGCGCCGCGCCACCCAGATGCGTTTCGACCACGGCGAGATCGTCTACCGCCTGTTCGATGAAGCCTTCGAAGTGCTGAGCCTGACGATCTAACCGGTCACCCAGGTTTGAAAGAGGCCCCGAAATCCGGGGCCTTTTTCTCGCCACTTGACTATAGGCAAGATCTCTTGCATCCTACAACTTTCCGTATCACAACTTGACAGGACACACCATGGCAACCCCGAAAGCAAAAGTCGACATCGACAAGAACGACACCGAAGCCGGCTCCGAACAGGCGATCGTCGCCGAGCTGTCGCCGGAAGATCAGGCCAAGGCCATCGTCGCGGCGAAGTATGCCGAGTACGAAAAGATCGGCGTTCGCCGCTACAAGTCGGCCACCGGTTCGAACCTGATCCACCCGTTCACCAACAAGGTGTTCAACTCGGAAAACGAGGTGAAGCACGAGATGGATAGCTGGATCGAGTGCCAGCTCGAAGCGGGCAAGCTGATCGTCGAGGAGTAATCCCATGAACCTGCTGGACTACACAAGTTTCGGTGAGATCCGTGCCACCCTGGGCGTGAACGATGTCGAACTTACCAACGACACCCTGTCGCTGGAGATGTATGCCAGCAACCTCATGGTTGAGCTGGACGATATCGGCCTGTCCTTGCGGGACACCTTCACGACCGTCGCCGCCGTAGACCCGCGTAGCGCGGCCGAGGAACGCCTCTACCGCACGACCCGGATGTTCGCCATGTATGCCGTCGCCAAGCACTGCGGCGTCGCTCTGCCGATGTTCGGGCCGAAGACCGTCGTCGACAACAAGGCCGAAGTGTCTCGTTTCGCGCAGGACCCCTACAAGGAAACCCTGCGCAACATCGGCAAGGAGTACGAGGTCTACCGTCAGCGAGCCACGGCTGCACTCGGTGTAGTTTTGTCCTCGTCGCCGAACCGCGAGATGCCGACGTTCATGGCCGTGTCCAGCCCAACCGTTGATGAGGTCATCGGTTCATGATGAAACTTAGCCAGACGGCGCGGTTCTTCAACCGCACGCCGTTCAGTGACGCTTATGACCCGCTCGTGCAGGGAACCTGCCGGGTCATGACCTATGACGATAACTCCAGGGACAGTCTGTCCACGGAGCGCCGGATCATGAGCGTCGTTGCCGGCACAACGATCCCTTCACGCCGTGTCGTCCGTGTGGGCGACGATCGGTGGATCGTGGGGAACAGCTCGACTGATCACCACCTCGACGAGCCGATGCATCAAAAATACGTCCTACATCGTGCCGACGAACTGGCTGCAGTCAAGACCTTCGCCCAGGTCCTCCAGGGCGTGGAGGGTAAGTCGATATGGGCCGGCCGGCTGCTGGTCAAGCAGACCAAGGAGCCGACCGAGTCGTCTGCCCTCTTCAATCAGTACCAGATCTACTGCGCCGCGCAGGAAGAGCTTCGTGATGAAGCCCTGACCAGCCGGGTCCTGGATGGTCGTGATGCTTCCGTCCTGGTCGAAATGGCAGGACGCTGGCATGTACTGCGCGGCATTGCAACGACCGCGGCAGGACTCCAGGTCGCACTTGCCGATGAGATGCCAGAACCAGTGGTAGTCGACGTGGAGTTCACGGCCAAGACACTTGACCTTGTGACCGAGAGCCGTGTTGACGTTGTGCGTGTCGCCAGGGGCATCAACCTCCGCTGGCAGAGCTACTACTTCTACCACACGACCTATACGCCCAAGTTCGAGGAAGGCGACAGCGTGCTGGTGATCCTCAAGGGCGCCACCACACCAACTGCAGGCGACATGGTCAAGATGTTCGGCAGGACGTACCGAGTCATCTCGGTCGCGGACCCTGCCCCACTCCTGGACCACGACTCGGTCTGGAATCTCCACCTGCGCCATGCTTAAAGCCGAGAACCTTGACCAAGCCTTCTCGGTAGTGGACGACTGGCTCAAGGATGTGGAAGTGCTGGTCGCCCAGGTTGCTGTCGACCTGGGCCAGTACCTGTTGCGTACGGTACTTGAGTCGTCCCCGCAGTACACGGGTGACTTCACGGCCAACTGGAAGCTGTACGTCAACACAGTCACGGCCGAGCAGGATTTCATCGGGGGGATCTTCAACAAGGAGTTCCCCGACGACACCCCGTTCAAGCGCGGCGACTCGCCGGCCATCAACTACGCGCTCTCCATGAACAAGGGTCGAGGTGCCGGGATGAAGATCGGCGACACCCTCTGGCTTGCCAACGCTGCGAAGCACGTGGACCTGTACGCCTGGAAGGTCGAGAACGGCACCCTCCGATTGAGGCCGGAGAACTTCGGCGGGCACGGTCCATTGCGCAAGGCAAAGTTGTTCGTCACCGCGCAGTTCAGTGAGATCACCAAACACAACGTCGGAAAGTTGAAGCTATGAATAGGGTTGAAATCAGGGCCGCTTTAGTCACCCATCTGAAGGTGTTGTTAGATCGGTGGCAATCGGAGGGTCGCCCGATGAAGTGCGAAATGGAAAACACAGGGGACATTGATCTGATCAATGCGCCAGAGCTTTTCATGTGTTTCCACATCGACTGGTATGGCGCTACGCAAATAAATATTGCCGAAAAGCCAGACACCCGGTACTATGGCGACGCAGTAATAGTTCTCTTCGGAAAGATCGGCGCGGGCACGGTAAGTCGGCTGTCCCTTGAAGACGAGATCGCAGAACACTTCCAATTTAAGGTCCTGTCCGGGGTGCATGTCCGAGAGGCTACACCCGGTGCAGCACCCGGTAGATCAGCGAAGCATCCGGAGTGGCACGCCATGACGGTCATGTTTCCTTTCTTTGCAGATTCCAACGCTTAAACTCTCTACAGAGGAAAATCATGACCTTCGGCTCATCCAACCTTACCCAGTTGCGCTTAATCAAGGAAGCGCAGTTCGGTGTTACGCCAGTCGGCGGCAACCCGAACAACCTGCGTAATACCGGCGACACGTTCGCCTTCCAGATCAGCAAGACCGAATCGGCCGAGATCGTCTCCGACCGTATGACCACCGACCTGATCGACACCGCATCGCAGGCCAACGGCACCGTCAACATCGAGCTGTCGTACAAGGAGTTCGACGTACTGCTGGCTGCTGCCCTGCAGAACGACTGGAGCTACTTCGGCGCGGTTGCTGCCGGTCCAGGTCAAGGCGTTTCGGCGGCGACTTTCCAGGCGACCTTCACGGCCACCGTGATGACCGCTGGTGCGGCCACGACCGGCGTCAACAATCTGGCCAACCTGGAAAAGGGCCAGTGGTTCCAGGTCCAGTGCGCCGCCTCGGCAAACGACAAGAAATTCTTCCGCGTGTCGAGCACCGTCGCGCCGACCGACACCACCGTCACCGTCGATGCAGCCACCCCGTTCACCGTCGACGCGGTTGCCAAGCCGGCGAAGATCTCGTCGTCGCGTCTGAAGAACGGCGTCATCCAGCCGTCGTTCACCTTCGAGCGCGAGCACATCGACATCGACCAGTTCTTCGTCTTCCGCGGCATGACCCTGTCGAAGCTGAACCTGTCGCTGGCCTCCGGCGCGGTGGTCACCGGCTCGATGGAATTCCTGGGCAAGGACGGCGAGCGTGCTGACGTTACCTTCCTGCCGGGTTCGCCAGTCGACTCGCAAGCCTACGACGTGATGAACGCCGTCACCGGCCTGGGCCAGATCCTGGAAGCGGGCGTCGCCCTGCCGGCCGGCGTCAAGCTGAAGAAACTTGACCTGTCGATCGACAACTCGCTGCGCGGCCAGGACGCCATTGGTGAACGTGGCTTCGCGGGTATCGGTACCGGTTCGTTCAAGGTGACCGGCACCATGACCGTGTACCTGTCGGACGGCACCATGTACGACAAGTTCGTCAACAACACCGCGACCAGCCTGCAG